CCGCGCTTGTTCCGTTACCTAACAGGACGTTGTTGGCTGTCAGTGCAGCCGCGCCTGTTCCGCCATTAGCCACAGGAAGAAGGCCGTAGCCGTCCGAAATAACCTTCTCCGCTGGGTAGGAAGAAAATACGGTAGATGTCCCCGCAAGGGTAATAGCAGCGCCTGCTGCACTAGATGAAAGAATCGTTGTCCGTGCTAGAGTAGTACCAGAAGACGTATAAGTACCGATCCCAACTTCCCAGTTATTACCGCTGGTAATGGTGTAGTAGGTGGTGTTTGCATTACCAACAACCGCAAACGACTGATAACCAGCTACGGCACCAGCAAGAGTTATCGTGCCAGTGCCTGTAGTAGTTGTCGTTTCCTGTACGCGGTTAGAGAGAACCAAGGCCATGCGTTAATCTCCACGCAATAATGTTTAGAGCGCAAAGATACCAGAAGCGTTCCAGGTAATATCAATGTTACCGCCATTCGGTGTTACGGGTAGGCCAGTTACACTTGTGTCTATGTATGCCACCAATGGTGATGTAGCGGACACGCCTGTATCAATGTAAAGGATAAGAGCTTCCACAGAGCTACCAGTTACTGCCGTGAACGTAACGTCAGCGCCATCAAACACGCCATTAGTAAACGTCTTCGATCCTATGGTTTGCGGAGTACCTACCGCCGCCGCAGATGCCGATGAATAAAATTGATCCGCTGCGTTGTAGGTGTATACGCCAGTGTCGATCAACGCCACCTTGACAGTGCCTGCCGAGAGGTTGTTATTTGCTGTGAACTGAAGCAACTGCTCTTTCCACTTTTGATATAATGCGTTAGCCATAAATATTTCCTTATTCTATTCCGACAATCTTACCTTTTTCGCGGATCAATTTCTTTGGCCTATTAACCGCTCTAAGTGCAGCCTCTGTAGCTTCTTTCTGAGTCTTGCTCATTGCATCAACCGCATCCTTGAAGCCAGCAACGCCGCTATCAATTCCAGACACTGCATTCGTAATGCTTTGGCTTGCTTGAGACATCGTTTGTGCTGCGTTAATTTGAGCATTCACAGTATCAACCTTAGATTCGATTTCTTGCAGTTGACGCATCTTAATGGCTAAATCAACCCGCTTGCTTTCAATGTCTAAGAGTTCACGCTCTTGCTTTATTGTGTTAGCATTCTCACTTTGACCTCTAGCACCGGAACCGTTGCCTGGGCCTTCAATTTCAGATAGTATTGAAAGCGTATCAGCTCTCGACTTTTCAGCGTTCGCCATTGTAAGCTGAGTATCCGCATCAGCTTTACGAGCCAATGCTTCCGACTTCTGCGCTTCAGCCATCAGATACATTGTTTGAGCGTCAGGCTGCACGTTTGCTTGCGCTTCCATCATTTGCTGCTGTTCTTCTTCCGATGGCTTCATTACGCCCATCTGGACTAGCTGCTTACGGAAGTATTCCTTGATGTCGCCAATGCCTTCACCTTCCATGTTCATGATAGCCATCGACTGTAGAACCTGTTGGGTTGTTGGGTCAGTGGTAACTTGCATCATGCCTGTAAGCGCACGTACTGTGGCATCACGGCGGCTCGATGAAGATGGGCCAACGTCTACCGCAACGTCAAACAAAGCATCGCCCAGGTTGTTCTCATAAATGAGTTCGCCAGTTTCTTCGTCGATCTGTGGCTTCATCAGTTCAATCGAGCCAACTTCTTCCATAGCGCCGACTACCTTCATCTTGCGCTTCTCTTCAACGTAGATGTCTTTTGACATTGACAGCCAGATCTCACCACAGCGCCGCACAGCCTTAGCCATGTTGCTCATGTAGATGAACGTCTGCATATCCAAGCGGGTCTGGATTAGCTCTACAGCCTTGCCGCTAATGCCGCTAACCATCTTGTCGGCTTGCTGGCTGCTTCCAAGTATCTCAGCCATATCCAATTCAGTGATCTGCAACAGTGCTGCCATCGCTGGCGGAATCTGTGCAGACTTAGTGTAGGCAACTGGGCCAGCAGCAGTTGTCTCGCCGTTTGGCCCTGTAATTGGATTGATTAACAGATAAGGATAGTTGCGAAGGTTATCCTCTGCCCACATTACTTGATGGCCTGATACCTGTTCAGGAACAAGGATGGGCTTTTCAATCGACGAAAGCGCACTGATCTCACCCAGCTTGGATAGCTGCATATTCTTCAGGCGCTGTGGATCTTTGGCTAAACGCACATGGCCCATGCAACGCTCGACGTTATCAACGAACCAACGCTTGCCATAGACAGGAACGATAGGAATGTTCTTGCCAGCAATGTAGCCCATATCGTCAAGGATGCCGCCGCCGCTCATGATGTACTTACGAACGCGCTTACGCTTAGTACGCTTCTGGCGTACTTCTACAGTGCCAACGGCTGCTAGTGTTTCCTCTAGCGTTTCGTCTGCGTCAAAGTCTGCTTGTGTATAGCGTTCTTCTTCGCCCTGTATCGTCAGGAAGATGCGTACAGTCTCGCGGGTTTCTTCCACACGATAGTATTCAGCAACAAACACAACGTCAGGCGTATCCCAATCAAACTCATACTGATGGACTACTTTGGGCCATGTTGATGGGTCATCATTCCACTCAGCCTTATAAGCTTCCTGCGTCATTGAATACAGCACGAAGCAATACTTAGCGTCAGCCTTGTCCTGGCGCTTTGCATCTAGATCGAAGAACACGGAGCTATCAGCGTCATAGATTGGTTCTATGCGGATGCGCTGACGTTCGTCCTCATCGTTTTCGTCATCTTCATACGCTGTGCGTAAACGCCATGCGCCATAGCCACCGCCGACTGCTTCCTCAAAAGCGTTGTCGTATGCTTCTTCTGCGCCGCTGTCACGTTCATCTGCACGGTAGAGACCATTGCACGTTTCGGTTAGCTTGTCGTTTGCTTCACCATCTTTGCTTACAAAGTCTACGGCAATGCGGTTGTTACGGTATTCGTTGATGATACGAATGACGCTGAGATGGATCTTGTTTACCTCGAAGCGTGGCTTATTTTCGTATTGGTCACCTAGTGGGCCTTCCCACTGCGCTCCAGCAATGGAGTAAAAGCGCCGATCTTGTAAGCACTGCAAGCGTTCATCACGCACAGATGTTTGAACACGATCAAATTCTACCAACGCTTGTTGATGGATGTTCGAAAACCTTTGTTCTTTATTTAATCGAGCCATTTACCACCTACTCACAGTTGCTAAAGGTTGCACATCAAAAGTCTTGGGAACGACTGCTCGACGTATGGCCTCGCACGCATAACGTAGCGCGTCTATAAGGTGGTTATCACGATCTGCAAGGATTGGCAAGATTTGTCCTGTCAAGGAGTCAGTTTTATAACTATAGCACGTTAATTCGTCGATTGTATGTTGGCAGCGAGGGTGGACAATAATGTCGTATGACTTGAGCCATTCAACGCCTTCTTCTACAGACTTAGGCCCTTTGACTGCTGACATAATCTTTGGAAAGCCGTGGTTTCTCATGTGACTGATAGTTTCAGGTCTGGCGCTATCAGCAACGATGGGCCACTTTTCAGAGTCAGGCACAGTGAAGAACAAGTCTGGCGTGTCCATAATCTCGCAGCCGACTCTATACGCTTCATAATCGACATAAATTGTGCGGCCAACAACATGGCAGCGGATTAGCACTGTCGGGTCAGATGCAAAGCCCCAGTCAGCGCCGAAGCGATGCGTTGCTTCCTCTGGCGTTTCGAAGTCCTCTACCTTCCAGTTACGGAATACTCGCGCCTCACTGTTGGAGGAATAGTTTCCCAGCCAAACGTGCTTGTATTTGTCAGGGTCTCTGTCCCTGTCGTATTCCATTTCGCCTTTCAGCACATCAGGGAACCAAGGGTTGTCTCGATAGTTTACCTGTGCAACCACGGCATCAGGCGGTGGGCTTGGGCCACGCAGCAGCATATCAATCGGGTCACTGCTGTTCAGCGGGTTCCATGTAAACCACAGTTCACTGTCTGGCTTACGGATTGTCGGGCGCAATAGGTCAAGCGAGCGTTGCGATAGCGTCTGCGATTCCTCTACCCAAGCGCAGTCGTAACCTTCTAGCGACTTAATGGAATCCGCCGTGTGATTCTGCATCCCCTGGAAGATGATTAGGCCATCGCCATGCCGTGACTTGATTTGGCTTTCCTGAACCTCAAAGTAATCCTGAACGCCAAGTTGTTCGATTTTTAACTCCAGCAAACGCTTGACCGACTGCGATAGCGACTTCTGTATTTCACGAACGCACACTGTTCTGCGCCGCTGATCCATAACGTGCGCTTCTATTACCATTTCCGCAAAGGCATGGCTCTTGCCCGATCCACGACCACCATGTGCGCCCTTGTAGCGACTAGGCTTTAGGAATGGCTTGAACCAGCGCGGTGTTTTAATCTTCAGAGTTGTCATCAGTCACTTCGCGCACGATGCGTGTAACCATGTTGCCAGTGATACTGAGCTTAGTCGGCTCGTTAAAGCCGTGCATTACGTTTAGCTCTTTAACAGCCGCTGTCATGCCTGTTGATGTCTTAGCGTCCTGGGCGATCCGATACGCTTGTATTAACCCTTTGACAGACATTTCGCGTGTCCATAATTGCTTTTCGACAACCATAGTTTTCAATTCGTCGACTCTTGCCCTAATCTTGCCGTCACTCATCAAGATAGAAGCCTTGGAATAAACAGTGCTATCCTTCATTCCTTCAGCGTCATAAGCCATGCGATAAGCGTCACCTTGTCCCAAGCCATCAGCTATGCCTTGAGCGAATGCTTCCTGCTTTGCGGTTAACTTAACATCAGCCATCGAATGTCTCACCTGTCTCTGCGTGAATAGCTACCTTACCAGAAAAGTCCTGCCAACGCTTGATGATTACGTCACAGTATTTTGGGTCTATTTCCATAACAAACGCATTGCGCCCCGTTTGCTCTGCTCCAATTAGTGTTGAGCCACTACCGCCAAAAAGGTCTAAAACATTAAGCAGCTTTACATGGTTCCCAAATGCGCGAACCGAAAGCGCCACTGGCTTTTGTGTAGGATGAACATATTTGCTGTCTTTTTTAATTTCCCATAGGTCGCTTTCGTTTTTTATTACCTCATCAATTTTGCCATTAAACAAACAAAACTCATGCTGGTGACGATAGCCATTGCCCATGCCAAAAACGTTTTTTGCCCAAACG